CGCAGCAATGACCTGATCGTTAGCTCCCTTCTCCTCAATCAAATCCCTGCGTGTCAGGTTGTCATTACATTCGTAAGACACAAGACCTAACAAAGATCGTAACTTAGTTTCCTCTACGTGCATTGCAGCGATTGGTACGCCGCGTGTAATCATGTTGTATTCTAAGTAGCGCATAACCTCAGTCTTACCAATACCTGTAGGTGCCTTGATAACCGTGAAGTGACCCTGCATCAGCCCTAGTATCTTATCGTCTAGTGCTTGGATACCTGTAGGCACATACTCATGCTCTGGTGCATCCTGATACAGCGACAAGAAGTCCTCTGTAGTGTTCATCACGTTCTCAGGCGTGTACTTACTTGCTGCCCACCATGCACTCTTAAACTCTGCACCCTTGCTGTTCTTTAAGAAGTCATTGGCATCTTTGTAAGGGTGGTGGTTTACACGGTAGACCTTGTTAGGGAACAACTTAGCAATCTTATCAGCAAGAGCATTACCAGCGTCATCAGTGTCTACTGACAGCACGATCTTCTGGAAGCTATCTAACCACTCCTTACAGTTCTCCCACAGCTTCTTAGAGGGCGTAGCAGAGGGCAGGGAGACCACAGGGTTAGTGTAGCTGCCCTTGAGTATCTGAGCCACTGAGAGAGCGTCTAATTCACCCTCTGTGATCGTAACCATCTTAGAGCTACCAGCAGTAAACAGGTTCATACCGAACAGTTCATCACCCTTGAACCCTGACTTAGCGTAGAACCCTTTGTCTTTTAGGTTGCGTACCTTAATTCCCCCGCTGGGGTACACGTACTCTTGACGATCCCCGTAGGTTAGAACACCGTAGTCTTCCATTGTGCGGCTCTGGATACCACGCATGGTCTCATATTTTCCATCGCTGGGGGTGTCCTCATGGAACGACACAACAGCTTTAGGCGTGAACGACATCTTGTTATCTCCTTTTGTCGGGTATTTCTCATCCGCCCAGTCGAAGGTCTTTCTGCTGGAGGGGTAGCCTTGGTTGCAAGCGTGGCACTTTCCGAAGCCTTCGTCATTATAACTAAAGGCGTCAGAAGAGCCACACGTTTCATAGGGACACTCTTGGTGGGCATGTTCAGCCATGTGGCTCTCCTTTTGTTTAGTTTATTACTTAGTAGGCAGTTCGTCTACGTAATGGTCTGGGGCGACAAGATCACCTTCATCCACAGACAGAGCGCCCTTAAGGTAAAGCTGCGCGGTGGTTTGAAATACAAACTGCTTCTTCTGCAAAGCCGCCGCCATGCTTACACGTTTATTCCAAGCAGCAAATGTTGACTCTGGGTAGTTACTTACTGCCCAATAGAATGGTACATAAGCATCCACTTCACTACAGTACGTGGGGGAGTTTAGCTCTTGGACGACATCATCTTTTGCAAAGGCTTGGCTCCGCAGTTGTGTAGCCTTTGTGCTGCTAAGGCTTCTTGCCCCAGCTTCTACTGCATCTCTCGGAGTCTTACGATCTCCATAGAATTTAAATACTGAACGCTCACGCATTTTCTCAATCGCGAAGTCGAATAGGCTCTGTTGATTTTCCATTGTCGGGTTCCTTTAGTTTAGTTGCTGTTTAGTGGTTTCGGCAGAAAAGTCTTCACGTAGGTCATTAAGTATGTCTGACATCTTGTGTAAGGCTTCGGTCTTTAACCCTAGTGGGTCAGGGTACATGAAAGCTACAAGCTCTCTTTTGATGTCCTTTTCGTCAAACTTTGTACACAGTGTCTCCATTAGTCCTACAAACGCTGGGCCAACGCTACGTATGTCAGTCTCTTTTTTGTCCCTAGCTATGGCATTAAGATCAACCACAGTGGGGGCGACAGTCTTGTTAATAGCCTCCTTTTGTTTTTGCCGTCTGTCTTTTACGACCTCCTTAGCCTCTTTGTAGCCTTCTGGTGTTGTAGCTTTGGCTGCTAGTTCGGGGTCAGCCATGATTTCCTTACGGTCTTTCTCCCATCTTGCAACTGTTGGACGACTGACCCCAAGGGCATCAGCGTGTTCTTCTTGGGATGGAGTGCTTGTATCATTTGATACATGCTGATTATCCGCCCTAGTCCTTACCCCAAGAGCAGTAGCACGTTGAGCGTAGAAGAAATTCTTAGCTGCATCATTCCAATGACCACGATCTACCTGTTCCTTGGTAACCTCTAGGACAGCTTCCTTACAGGTGCCTTGGAACTCAGTAAAGATTGGATCAACACCAGCCTTAACAGAAGCTAAATATCTGTGACGACCATCAAGAATCTTACCTTCGTAGATAAGTATGGCATGGTTTCTGTCAAATCCGCCATCTTCCATATTCTTGGCTATCTTACCTACAGTGCTTTCTATGAATGGTGACCATAAACAAATCTCATGGTACTGCCACTCTGGTTTATCTGGCAACATACTTGCCAAGTATTCATTATCATCCATAACCTTATCCTTTAGTTATTACTTGTTGTTGTTAACACTTAAGATAACTTAAGTTATAACTTGTGTAAGAAAACTTACAAGGTACATCTTACTATATAGACATAAACTTAATTCCCACAAGTAACGAATTGTTACAACTTAGACATTTTAATCAGGGCTTTCTCCTCCCATAGTGCAATGGACTGTTGAGTAACGCCATAATGTACAGCCACTTCGTCTTGTGTCATCTCTTTAAAGTAACGCATGTCTATAATCTCAGCCTCCTTCTCAGTTAAATTCTTTAAGCTCTTGCTTAAGTAATCATCTCGCTCGTATTTCTCTGTGCAGTCCTCCACTGACGACATAAACTCTTCGTCAAACTCCACTGTCGTAGACCTCAGAGCGCCATCAAGAACCTTCTTGCCAACCTCAGAGTGTGTCTGCCCATTGTACTCGTTACCAGTCATCAGACTGTCAGCAGTCCTAGACGTAGGAATAGTGACAGCCTTTGTCTTGACGTTAATGTAGTCATACATAGCCTTGTTAGCCCTGCGGTACAGACTTGCTGGGTATTCATCAGGGGTGGTCTCTAGCCGCTCATAAACAGCCAGCACCCCTTCAGCTATCAGGTCATCTCGCATGTGATGTTGACGGTACTTACTCGCCAGTTTCTCACACATTGTCACGATCTCATCTGTTGTTAGCTTAATCATGTATCTCCCCTAATATATCTTTGAACACATAATCTAAGTCTGTTCCTGTGGCACCACAGTACAGCAGTAGCTTCAGCCCTAACTCTTGAGCTAGTGCTGCTGTCTTATCATCTAGGTCAAAGGTGCAGGTAGTGCTGCCATCTTCATGTTCAGTCAACGCTGTGACTTTCATTGTTCCTATCTCACTCATGATCTATATCCTTACCCTGTTTACGAAACCTTTTATTGTAAGCACGTTTGATCCTCTTTACTTGACCTGCTTTCCACAAGTGAAACTTACGTGCTTTAGTGAGAGCATCATACTCGTCACCGCCCTTCATAGGTATGCGCTTACTCATCTCTTAGTGCCACCCATGATACAGGGAACAGCTCTTCCATCTTTAAGCTAATGTCCCATGCTACCTTCTGTGTCTCTTCCTGTGTGTCAGATGCACAACGTAGGCGGCACATGTCAGCAAAGGCATCAAGGCTACCTGACCAGTACCACTCAGTCATGTGGCTCAACGGTAGTACAGCACGGGCCTGTTCCTCACACACACCAGTATTAAGAAGATACTTGTACTGCTTAAAGGCTTCAATGTGAGCATGACGGAAAACCTCATCTTGTTGGATGCTATCTCCTAACACGTCACTACTGCCTTGCTTCTTGTCAACTGATGAGGAACGTAGGGTAGGTGTGTAGAACTCAGGATCGTTAGATACATAACGACGACTGACCTCATTCCAACGTAGGAACTTATGCTTAACTAGTTGTCGTGCTACAAAGATGGGTGCCTTGACGTGGAAGGATGCGAAAGCATGACCGAAGGGGCTGATGTGCTTGTGCTTTGCAAGGTAGTTGATGAGCTTGGTGTCAGAAACCTTTAGCTCATATGTACCTAGTGTGTGGTCAGAACAGAACAACTCACTCTTCTTACCAAAGCTAACCCGTGCTGCGTTAACGACAGATAAGTCACTGCCCATGTGGTCTACGTATGTTGCTTTAATCTGTGTCATTAGGCTCTCCATAATTTCTTATTACGTTTAATTCGTACTTTAATCTCAGGTAAAAGGTCTAGGCGAACCTTAAAGACTGGCTGATGTATTTCCTCACCCTTACCCTTTGATATTTTATACACAGGTACACGTTGTTTAATCATCTTGCTGTAACCCCTTCATAATTTCTACGTTGACTGGTTTAAGGCCTAATCCTACCAAGGCTTTGTCGTAGGTTCTTGCTGCTTCTAACTCGCAGGTAAAGTAGCCTAGATAAGTCTGCTTGCTGCCTTCGCCAAATCTTATACGGCTAAAAAACCCCCCAGTTCTCTTATTTTTAGTTACACCCTGATAAGGGCTGCTTGACTTTATACTCTTTCTATAAGCTTGTATGTTCTCTCTGTTGGTGACTAGCCTTAAGTTAGTGTAGTGGTTGTTAGTCTTAATACCGTCTATGTGATCCATACAAGATGTAGGCCACTCACCATACTCGAAGAACCAAACAACGTGGTGTGTTTGAATGAACTTGGCTTTACTGTTGACGTATGTTGTGACACGTAGGTAGCCTCTACTGCTTACCGACAAAGAAGGCTTACCTGTTTTATTATTGAATACCTGACCAGCATCCCTGTCGTATGTGTAGTTAGCAGTTAGACAGTCTAACACTTCTTGGCTAGGTTTCTTAGGTGTATGATGTGACATTAAAAAGGAACCTCTCCGTTTGCGTCTCTGGGGTCATTGAAGTAGTTCTTAACGAGCAGGTCTGGGTAGGTGTGCTTATTATCAGCGACAGCCTCTAATTCCTGTAGCATAGTTGCTGGTATAATACCCATGTCTCGTAGTTGCATCTCTAGTTCTAGTGTCATCGTCTTATCTCCCTGCGGGTGCTGTGTAAAATATGTGATCGCCTATGCGACCATCTAAGTGGTACTGTTTTCGCCAGTATGGTGATACATAGGTAGCGTGGTAGTGGGTACTTGTCAAGCCTAGCCTACCACCTTTTATGACTGATTTAGCTATTTCTTCTGCAATACCAATAGCTTGTCTATCGCCTACATTGCTGGTGTACTTACGATAGTTGTCAGACTTTCCATCGTGGGTGAACGAGAACTGGCTAGGCTGAAAGACTACAGCACAGATTTCGTCGGGCCATCGTGGTGATTCTACCCTGTTCATTACGACATTCGCTACGGCCATCTGACCATGTATTGGCTGGTCTCTGGCCTCAAAGAATATTGCTGCTGCTAGGCATACCATAGATGTCATCATGTCTCATCCTCCTCTAGCCACTCGTTGATCTCTTTAGCTACGTCCTCTGGTGTATCGTCTTCCCAGTAATTATTCATCAGTTGATCTCCACTACTGCATCTTCGTGAAAGCACTTCCAGCTATTCTCAGCGACAGAATAGATAGGAACATATCCGTTAGCCTTCATGTTTTCGCTGATGACACGACCCTTAGCATTGCCAATGATGTGCGATGCTGGACGGAACAGGCCGTTGACCTTACGCTCACTACCGTCCTTCTTAATGAAGGTAACGCTGGCAAACTTAGTGCCACGAGATTTGATGATGTCACGTACTGTTGTGTTATTCATGGTCTTCATGTTATTACTCCGAGGCTTTGTTAATTACAAATATTGGTGATGCTGGTGACATCTCTCGTAATGTCTTAGCATGATTCTCTGCGGTCTGTCTAGTAAATAATGGTAGGTCTAAGTGCATTACGATACCATTTACTTCGGTGGCTAGTGAATAGGTCTTCATTATCTTCTCCTGTTTATATTAATAGTTATCTAGTGTAGTTCTCTGTGCTTGTCAACAGGGCTGCTAGACCAAGACTTAATCGACATCCAGTCAAAGTTGTAGTTGTCACCTATGTGGTCAAACGCAGTCCAGTATTCTGCTGCCTCTCTCGACATCTCATCCCATGTCCATACGCAGGGGATATTACCAAGGTGGAATGTCTCAACTTTACCACAGTGGAACATCATCTCGACATCTACATCAATCAGTAGGTTAGTGTAACGATCAGTCATTTGATTTCTCCTTTAATCATGTTCCATGCTTCCCACTTGTCAATCTCTGTAACGACGAACTTACTAGATAGTGATGAGTTGGCGACAAACAAGTCTGCATCACTGCGCATCAAGAAAGTTCCCATAAGAACTATGTGTCCTTCGTCTTCAAAGTGTACTGTAAATAACATATGATCTTCTCCATAATTCCCACGGTGGGGTGTTAACTTCTACGAATCACCTTACATAATTCCCTCGGTGGGGTCAAGAATTATTTCCACTGGTGGTCTCTAATTCCCTCGGAGGGGTCATTTTCCATCGGTGGGGGTCACTCTCATTTTCCACTGGTGGGGTCATTTTCCACTGGTGGGGGTCTGTGATATTTGTGCAACTGTGACATTTATGCCGATTCTGGTGTGGTTTTTCGGTCACAGTGACATATCGGCAACACTCGTCAGAAAACATATTTGCAACATTGACGTGACATTTCTGCAACGTGATATTTGAGCAACGATTCGCATAAACATAAATACCACACTTGACGTGACATTTATGCAACGTGACAGATTCGCAACAAGTACGAAAAAGTGTGTTTGTGTTATTTATACAACGTGTCATTTAAGTAACGTGACAGAAATACATGATTCGGTAAATATGTCA